AAAACATACCATTCACATATCAGTATTTACTTGACCTGTATAAGAACTACTCTGACACTACATCAGATGAGTTTATAGAAAACGCCCTCGACAGGTTATCACAAGCAACATTTTTGTCTGATACTCCAGAAGAGGAAAGACTTGCACCAATAGGTGATGTTGCAGTAAGTACTGAAGACAGAGCAATCCAACATCTTGCTGAGAACACCACTGTTGATGAGAATGGTTTTCACGTTACAGTTGATAGGATATGATAGCAGGCATACTTAAAGAGATAATCACCATAAAGAGGGCAGCAATAGTCAAGAATGACTTTGGTGAGGAAGTAGAGACTTGGAGTGATGTGACAACAACCAGAGCTTACGTGAAGCAATCTTCGAGTCAGAGAAGTGAAGAAAATGGAGAAATCACATATAACTTCATCAAGGAGTTTCGAGTGAGGATTTATGTGGATGTCAGACTTTATGACATAATCGTATGGAATGGTCAGAGATACAGAATAATTTCACTCGACAAACAGAAAGACTTGCAACAGATAACACTACAAACAGAACTTATCAATGAGTGAATTTAACATCGAGACAGATGCAGTTGAAGTGATGGAGAAATTTCGAAAATTCACTGCAAAGGAAATGAAAAAGTGTCTCACGAGTGCAGTTAGGAGTGGTGGTAGACAACTTGTCAAGGAGACTAAGAACTCCCTCAAAAAAAGTGTCAGGAACACAAACAAACACAATCCTAAGTATAATGACACACTCCAACAAGGTGTGAGAATGACAAGGGTATATGTTGGTAAAGACGGTGTAATCGCCACAAAGGTGAGAATTGACTCCAACTACAAGACAGGTTCCGGTTCTTTCAGATTGATGATACTCGAAAAGGGTAACTATAAGACAAGACCCAGATACGCCTACAAAAGGACTCCTAACCACAAACTCGCCCACAGAGGTAATGTGAGAGCATACAACTTCTTTCAAAGTGCAAGAGATATGTTCCTTTCTCAGTACAATAAGATATTTATCACAAACTTAAACAAAAGCATCAACAGGATAAACAATAAAAAGTTCGAAGGAAAATGATAGACAGTTTGAAAGTCGGTAAAATAGTGTATAGTAAGATTGGAAGTCTTGTTAATAACAGATGTTACCCTTTGATAGCTGAGAATGGTACAACGTACCCATTTATAATCTATCAGAGAGACTCTCTTGACTCAACGTTCTGTAAGGATGGAGTATATGAGGATGAAGTGAATGTGAGTGTCAGAGTTGTAACCGACAGTTACAATGCCGGTATTGACCTTGCACAGAGTGTTAGGGAAGCAATGACATTCAACAACTATACAATTGAAGATGGTGGTACATATACATCATTGATGGTACAGGCAGATGAAGAATTTTCAAATGATGCATACGTACAGACCTTGATATTCAGAATTACAATAAATAACTAAACAATAGAAAGATGGCAAACACAATAATCAAAGGTAACAACCTTATGTTGTTCGACCAGAATGGTCATTCAATCGCCTATGCAACCAACCACAGTCTTACTTTGAGTGGTGACACACAGGATATTTCTAGTAAAGACCACGGTGTATGGGGTGCAACTTCTGTGTTGAAGGTCAATTGGGAGATTACTTCTGAGAACCTTTATACCACTGAGGACTTCAATTCATTGTTTGACACAATGATTGCCCGCCAACCAATAGATGTCTTCTTCGGTTTGAAAGCAGAGGCAGACGATGGTAAGACAGTTGTAGATGGTGACTATCCTTACTGGACAAATGCAGTTGGTTCTTATACAGGTAAAGCAATCATAACTTCTTTGAGTGCAAATGCACCTAATGGTGAGAATGCAACACTCAGTGTCACTATGACCGGTGTGGGTTCAATCAGAAGAACTGAAGCAGAGGGTGGTGATGAAGAAGAAGGTGGTGAGACACCAGCTAATCCAGCTAATCCAGACCCAAGCAATCCTTAATGAGTTATAATGGGTGGGAAATCCCCACCCATTCTAACTAAAAAACATACTATGTTGGAATACACTTTTATAGGTATTTACAACCAACCACCCCCATTCTATAACTAAAAAATCAAAGATATGAAAGTAGAAATAAACGACAAGGAAATAGAATTAAAATACACATTCAGGGCATATATGATTTTTGAACAGATTACAGACCATTCATTCACTGGTAGTAATCTCTCTGATTTCATAACTTTCTTTTACTCAGTCTTGATGGCATCCGACAGAGAACTTGCAATCGACTTTGATAACTTCATAGAGTGGTTGGATGAGAACCCTGATAAACTCAATGAATTTACAGAATGGATGATTGCAAACACGAAAAAGCAGAGTGAGTTATCAAATAGTAAGAAGGAAGTTAAAGACGAGAAAAAGGAAAGTGGTTCAAAAAAAAAGTAGTCCATCATCTGTTTAGACTCCTTTGTTTCCAACACCACGTAGTCAGTGTTGACTACTTTATGGACAAACTCAACGATTATGAGATTGACTCCATCTTAGAGAACTTGCAATATGATGATGTCAATAGTTGGGAACAGACAAGGTTACGGATTTATTCCACTGCACAGATGATGAGCAAAAAACAGATGACACCACAAGACCTGATGAAGTTTCCTTGGGAGGAAAAGGAAGAGGAACACAAGACTTCTATCACTAATGAAGAGATAGAGGATTTGGAAAAGAAAGCAAGAACAATACAAAAAAAGGTTTATGGCAAGTAAATATTCTGTCAGATTGACAGCAGACACCAAACAACACGACCAAGCCCTTAAAAAGAGTGCAAATGAAGTCTATAAGTACAAACAGAAAGTTGAAAAAGCAAAAGGTGGTGTGATGCAGTTCGCCGGTGAAATTGCAGCAGCAGTAATCACTATCGAGACATTCAAAAAGATAATGTCTTCAACCGAAAGAACCACTGACATTTTCGGTTCTGCAATGGAACAAGCAAAAGCAGCTGCAACAGGTTTCTTCTCTACCATAGCAAATGGTAATATCGGTGGTTTCATTGAGTCACTCAAAGACCTTACCAAGAATGCAAAGGAAGCATATGAAGCACTTGATGCTCTCGGTACTGACAAGATGTGGGGTAACAGAAGACTTGCATCATTAGATGCTCAGTTAGCAGAAGCAAGACTCGCCAACGACACAAAGAAAATCAACGTACTGCTCAGAGAAAGAGAGTCCATTATCAAGAGTCTTGAAGGTAAGACAAAGGAAGCAGCATTCACTTCTCTTATAAATGAAATTGGAAAGGTTGATAACACTTTCAATCATCAGTTAGCAAAGAGACTCCAAAGTCTTGACAAACAGGATATGGAACAGATAATGTACAATCTTGGAAGAGTTGGTTCTACAGAAGATTTGAATAAACTTATCAAGAGATATTTCCAACAGAACAAACAGTACATAGGTTATGACTCTTTGGGAAATATGAACAACAACAAACAGACTGTCATCTATGAGTTTTACAAACAACTCAGTAACATCAATGAGGAACAACTTCAAGCAATACTCGCCTTGATGGAAGATGCTGACAGACTCAGCAAGGAGAATGCAAGGATAGCAAACAGATACGGTGAGAAAACGTCATCAACAACTACAAAGACACCGAAGAGAGACAACACAAAGATAGACAGAATATCCAACCGAAAATACATTCAGTCAATCTTTGATGGTTTAAGTGAAGTCGAGCCTGAACTTGATGAATTTGGAGACATTATATACGAGAAGATAGAAATGCCTTTAAACAGAGTAGGTGTTGCATTGGAAGATGTACTCGAAGCAGCAAAACAATACCCATCTGAGGGTGTTAAGATAATTGAGTCAGCAGAGGAACACGCCCAAAGACTTCAAGACATTTTTGAACTACAACTATCCACCATCAACTCTATGAGTTCAGCATTCAGAACACTTGGTGACACGTTTGATATGCAAGGTCTAAGTGCAGCTGGTATCATCGGTCAAGCAATTGCAAACATCATCAAAGGTTATGCAGAAGCATCAGCACAGAGTAAAACATTGGGACCTTGGGCTTGGTTAGCTTTTTCAGCTGCCGGTCTTGCACAAGTAGCATCAGTAATATCTCAGATACATTCACTTAGTGGTTATGCAAACGGTGGTATCGTCGGAGGTAACACAACACTTGGAGACCACAATCTTGCAAGAGTCAATGCCGGTGAAATGATACTCAACACTAGGGAGCAGAACAGACTTTGGAGAGTCTTGAATGGTACGGACAATTTGTCTGTCAATAACATAAATGGTGCATCAGTCACATTTAAGATAAGAGGTTCTGACTTAGTTGGAACACTCGACAACTATAATCAAAAAACAAGGAGAGTCAGATAATGTTATACTCAGGTTATTTTCGAAATATAGATACAAGTCAAGACCCAAAAGGTCAGTTGTACAAAGTGGAGGTATTCACAGATGGAGTACTTTACACCTATAACTTTTTGAACATACCACAGGAGCAGGAACTATTATTGTCCGACTCTCCTTTTGTTGTTGAGTATGACTCAGATAACAACAAGTACAAGAGTTATAAGGGTAGTACTGCATCAATCGGAATTATGATGGACAACTATGGTTTCATCAGTAAAGGTAAATGTGACATCTTTGTTAGACTACTCAAATACAAGAATGATGTCGTTCTCAATGACAACTACTACTATAACACAACCACCCAACAATATCTCTATAAAAAACACATAGCAAACAGGTATATGTTTGTACCAGCAGAAGTTGATAGTTTCTGTTACGAAGTTGAATGGGTTGGTTATGCAACACCACAGGTCTATTCTCAGGACTACACAAGAATACAAGAAGAGTATACACTCGAATGTCAGGATGTTTTGACCACACTGCAATACTTTGAGTATAACTCAACCAAGAAAGGAACTACTTCTTTCAAAGACTCAATTACTGAAGCACTTAACACACTACCGGTACAACCAATCAACAACATCTATATAACAAACACAAAGAGATTACCTAATAATTCAGCACTTATAACAACACTTAAAACAATAAATGACAATTGGATAGATGAGAGTTATGAAAGAAACAACTGTCTTGACGTAATAGACAACTTGATGTCTTATCTCGGTTTGACTATCATACAACACAGAGACAACTTCTATATCACTACACCTGATGCAATAGCAAGTGGAATGAAGTTTTATTACAAGTATGACATCAGACCACTGACAATTGGAGGAAGTACTTCAATTGGTAGAGGTGACATTGTTCCAGTAATCAACTTTCCTAACATTGGTTGGTATTTACTCGGTAAAGACATTGAAATTTCAGATGGAGAGTTAGCTACCAATGAGACAAAGATTGGAACTACAAACACCTATAAGAAAGCAGTCATTACAACAGATGAGTTCTATGACTCTAACCTTATCACTGACATAGACAATGATGACATACTCGAAGAGAGGTTCAGATGGGATGATATAGTGACTTATCTTAAAGTTGAAAGTGTCGATAGAAACTATTTAAGTAACCAATACCCCTATAACTACAATACAATACCAGCAACAGGTCACTATTCAGGTTCGTGTTTTGACATTCTCGAAAATGATGTAGCAGACACCAACAATGCTTCATTAACTCAGTACTACTACCAAAGAGACACTGAGAGTACAACAGACAGTGGTTATTCTGTACAGAACTTCACAACAGTTGCAGCACCAGTCAATGCAACTGATATGTTCAACAAAGTTGGTTGTTCAATCGTTGATTTTTCTGCAACAGACATAGTTGATAATACAGTACAAGGATTTTTGGAGTCTTACTCAGGACAGAGAGCTTGGTTATTCCATAATACATATGCCCAAGTCGGAGCTGGAGCAGCTTGGGAACTCGGTGTAGTTCCACTTATGTTAGACCCAACCAAGATACAGAACCCATCTAACTCACAGACTGTGTTATCATTTAAGTCCAAGAAAGTCTTTATGAGAGCAAACCAGTCCATCAACATAACGGGTAACTTGGAGTTCTTTCAGACTGTCAGACTACCACTTCCATCAGGATGGAGTGTCGAACAACTTAAAGCACATAAACCATATATGTTTGTTTGGTGCAGACTTAAAGTACATAGTGACCGATACAACACTGACTACTATGTGACAAATACAACCACAGGTTACTCTTGGACTAATACAGACACTTGGTTCAAACTTTGGTATGACAACTATATTACATCAAATTCTATGATGGCTTTCGAAAATGTGTTCTCTTTCAACAAGAACACACGTGGAGCAGAGGGAACTTGCATAGTACTTCCAAGTGCATTTGATGGAGGTGAATACCAACAGATAGAACTTGACATCAAAAGACCTTGGGGTTGTGGTAGAGAGACACAACATACGGATGAAGAACACTTCTATCCCGCCCAATACACGGTTATGACCAACTTCAAAGTGAATGTCATTGACACATCAGAGACAGTATACAGATATGAAGCAGAGGAAAACAATCAGTTCAAAGTAAATGTCAATGACCTTGGTGTTGATGATTTCGAAACAAGTCTCTTAGTCAGTTCTGACTACTACAAGAACACTTCAAAAGCAACTGTTATCGGACTACCTGATGACCTTTGTATAGAAGACAGAGCAACAGGTTCAAGTTTGTTCCCCGAAGCAAACTACATACTTAACGTGGAAAAGAGTTATGCAACTTCCAAGTTGAGACTCGATATTTCATTACCTTATGAAGTCTCACCACTTGACAGAGTGACTTGGGTGACTCAGTTGCAAAACAAGAATTTCAGCATAGACCAAATGAGTATTGACTATGCTTATAACAGATATAATCTTTCACTCATAGAATGTACTCTCGATGAAGTAAATGCTGAAATTTACTCAGAAAAGAGAGCAAAGAACTTCAGAAGAAATGGTGACAATCTCTATAACCCACTTCCAAAGAGAAATAAGAAGAGAGTAGAGAACCCAGAAGAGAACCCTGAGTATGATGCAACATTCAATGTTACAACTAACAGAGTCCAACTTTCAACAGAGTCCGACACACTATTAAAACACTTGTTCTTTGAACCAACAAATGTCATCGAACTTTTAGCGACCAATCCCGACTATACAGATGTCACTTATGAAATAAACAACAGAGGAGAATTAATAATAACTTACAATATATGAGTCAGATACAATATAATTTAGGGAGAGTTCTCCCATCATTCAAGGGAAACTATAATGCAAGTACAACATATCTACCACTTGATATAGTCTATTATCTAGGAAGTAGTTACGTCTGTAAGCAGAATGCACTGAACATAGTACCAACAAACACACTATACTGGCAGATAGTTGCAATGAAAGGTGAGTTAAGTCCTACTTTAACACCAGAACAGGAATCTTCCATCATCAACCAAATAGAGCAGTCGAGTAACTTCGTTGTAGATGCAAATTACGTACACACGGACAACAACTTCTCAGATGTGTATAAGAATGCAGTTGAAAACCTACCATCACAGATTGGTAGTGGAGTAGTTAGCATTATGAGGAACAACACATTGGTTGGTTCTTTTGATGTCAATTCAACAAGCAACCATTCAATCAACATCCAAGTCCCTACTTCAATCTCTGAACTGACTGGTGATGATGTATTTCTGAGACTACCATACTTTGAAACAAACAACAACCCTGTCTTTGACATTCCATTTGCAAAACCAGGTGTCTTCTACTACTCAACAGTGAATATAGACACACTAAATGTCACTGAAGTACCTACTTTGGGTGAGTCGTTCAAAAGTCAACCAACTATCATTGAATTTACAACCGGAAGTTCGATTGCAATCAACTTACCTGACAGTTTGTTTTATGACTTTGACCCAGGTACTTTGATGGAAATAGTACAACCAGATGGACATTATAGATTTACTATCGAATACAATGTACTGAGAATACAACAGATATACAAAATATAATTTAAAATATGGCAACATACAATTTAGGAAGAATTCTCCCAGTATTTAAGGGAGCATTTAACTCAGAAGAGAGTTACAACAGACTCGATGTAGTGTATGTGAGTTCTTATGGTTCTTA